TTTAGCCATTGTATTATGAATTTTTTCCGATGGCTTCTCTGTTCATTCCTCTGAGACAGACACCGCCACCTCTTTTTAAACCTTGTCTTCTTAATCTTTGAGTTGCTTCCATTAAACCACCACCTGCTTTTTTAGGTCTTCTATAATCAGGCCTCATTGTTTCTTGTAGTTGATAATCATAAGTGCCAGGTTTTGGCTTTTTCATTTGACCTTTTAAAGGTTTTTTAGGTTTTCTTTTGTCATCAACTTGACCACCTTTAGCTTTATAAATTCTACCACCCTCTGCTTTAGCTGGTTTAGGTCCTCTAAAGTCTTTTCTTTTTTTACCAGATGGATCTTTGATTTTACCTGCACAAATTTTAGATGCGTAGGCGTTCGCATATGCGCTAGGGTATACCGCAAATTTTCTTTTCGCTGCTGCTTTACCTCTAGGACAAAGTTTAGTCATTACTTTAACATCTCCTTAAGTTCTTCTAGTCTTTTCTTTTTCTTGCTAGGTAAAATTTTTTCTTTAATGGACTTTTCTTTTTCTGTTTCTTTTTTCTTCTTCTTAACTCTGCCACCTAAAAAATATCCTTTTGGTGATACTTGTTTATTGTAGAGTCTATTAGCCATTATTTTTTCCTTATATTATGAGTTCCTATTTCTAGCTTTAGGATTCATTCCTTTTTTACAAATCCCACCACCCTTCATTTGTACTCTTCCACCAGATCTATATTCACTACCTGTATCACTAGCTTTACCTTTAGTTTTTTTTCTGTATTCAGACATTCCTGACCTTGCTTTTAAAGCTCCTCTAGCACTTTTTTGTGCTTCTTTTAATCTTTTCTCGTGTTGCTTTTTAAATTCAGCAATCTCACTTGGTTTAAAACCTTCTTTAAAAGCTTTTTCACTACTTTGTTTTATATATTTATCAAACTCACTTGTTGTGAGACCATCTTTTAAAATATTTCTAGTAATGGAGTTTTCACTAACTCCATACTTTTTAAACAATTTAGCGTTTTCACTCATTATACTTTACCACCTTTTTTCATGAAGCCCATTTTGTTTCTAACTTCAGTTGGTAGTTTAGCTAGACCTGGATTTTTTTCTTTGTCCACAGGTCTTAGTGCTCTTCCACCAGCTTTTAATTTAGAAACACCACCAGCAGCTGCTATTTTATCTAAGCCTTTTCTAAATTTTTTCTTATCTCTATCAGCTTTAGCCATAGTTTCTGCTGCTATTGCACTTCCAGTTTTAAGTGTAGTTCCTTTTTTCTTAAAGAACTTATCTACTGCATCTTGTTTTTTTCCAGTTGGTTTTTTCTTTTTAAGAGCTTTAGCTGCAAGAACGGCAGCACCTACACCCGCCGCTGCTTTGCCAACTTTTTTACCAACTTTCTTTAAGAAGCCACCTAGTTTTTTACCTTGTCTAGCTTCTCTAAATTTTTTTGCCCCCTCAGCTAAAGCTGAACCAGGTATCATCATTTTACCAACTTGTTTTGCAACTTTTTTAACTTTTGCCCCTGTTCTTTTAGCGGCTTCTTTTTGAGCGTCAGTCATTACTTTTGTTCTTCCGCCACTTTTCATCATAGATCTATTCATCATAGGTCTTTTCATCATCATGCCGCCACCCATTTTAGCAACACGTCCACCTACTTTATACCCTTTAGGTGACACTTGTTTGTTATATAATCTGTTTGCCATTATTTTTTTCCTCCATTACGAAATATTTGTGTCCCCTTAATACCAAAAATGCTGGCTACGACAAGGATCCATAAATTCGTAAACCAACTTGGAAGAGTGGAAAAATATTCAAAGAATAATTTAACCTTTTCCATCGCTGCTGGGTCGTCACTTAGAACTGCCCAAGCTAACACTATAATCGGAGCCGATAAAATAATCAATACAAATTCGTCTTTCCAGTCCGATTGTCTAGCCTCTAACAATTTACCCTGGTAAGCTTCCTCACCTCGCGCCATACGCTCTGCATGCATTAACTGTGCATCAGACATTGCCATTTTCGTCTTTTGACGATTAGCATATATCTTACTACCAGCTTGCAAAGCAATTTTTGCCAAACTGAACCAAGCCATTAGTACGCCTTTGAGTTTCTTTTCTTTTCAGCAAGCATTCTGTTCTGTCCTCTCACTGGCAACTCAGGTTTTCCTGTGCCAATGTAGTTAAATGCTTGGTCAGCTGTAGTTTTAGATCTAGGATCTACTTCAACTTGCTGATCTTGCACTTGAACTTGCTTAATCTTATCTAGTTTTTGCATTTTAGCTCCTTTTTTTCTTCTTCTCTACGCCTTTTATTGTACCTTTGTTTTTAGAGGCGTAAAAAACTGTTTTGCCACGTTTTTCACCGTACTGTTTCTTCATAGACTTCATAATTTTTTTACCTTTTTCGTTTAGTGGCATTATTCGTCTATCTCTATTGCAGTTATACCTGGTTTATCAGCCTTTGCAAGTGATACTCCAGCTCTTAATTTTGATAATTTTTCGTTTTGATCCAGTTTATCCTCTGCAATCTCTCTTGCTTGGACTAATCTAGCTCGATCTAGCTCTGATTTTCTTACATCAGCCTCTTTTTTACGCTCATTTTCCATAGCTCTTAGATCAACTTCTCTAGCTTTTAGTTTTAGTAGTGGATCAGAGTCAAATTGAGAAGTAATTTTCTTCTCTTCTTTCATAAAATCTTCTGTCATCTCTGCAATCAACACAGCTTTTCTTCCTTCAATCTGTTGTGTTAGCATTTGCACCTGCTGTGCCACTTGCGGATTGATCGGAGCTTGTTGTTGCATCATTTGCAGTTGTTGTAATTCTTCTCTAAACTCTAATTGTACTTGTTCTTGAGCCATAATACTAATGTGCTCTAAAATATTTTTCTGTATAGAGGCCATAACAGCAGGATTATTTCTAACCATGTTTGTGGACATGAAATTTAAGTGTGCTGTGATGTGTGCTCTATGATCTTGACCAGGAAAAGCTTGGAACGGTTTACCCGCTAAAGCCATAATGTGCTCCTGACTTGGATCGATAGGTTGCACTGGCATTGGTGGTGGTAAAATTGCATCAATATTTTTAACACCGATTGCTTCGTACATGTTTCTGTATGCAGAATATAAATTATGTAACTGCGGTTGTGATGTAGCGAGTTGTAATTGTGTTTGTGCTAGTGTTACTCGTTGTGACATAGAAAATATATTTGGATCTGCTACGGGTAAGATATCTATTCTCTCGTCAAAGTCTGCTTGTTTAATAACTCTTGCACCACCGACCACGTCATACGGATATTCTGGTGGTAAGTATGTAGAAATAATTTTAGATAATAATTTAAACTCATGTCTCATAGAGCTATATAATCTTTTGTGAATAGCAGACATCACTTTTGATCCTCTCTCTAAAAGAGCAATCGTTGTTCCAACAGCCGCGTTCTGTGTGCCTTCACCAATTTGTAATTCAGATATAGCCGCGAATCTTTGACCAGCTTGTACAACAATACCCATCAACTGTAATAAAGTTCCTGATGGTTCTTTGTAAGGCAGAGGGAAAAACGCTTCACGTAAGTTACCACCTGGAGCATCCACATCTTTAAATTCACCCGGTTGAATAGGCGATGCTTCATCTCTAACTCTTACACCTCTTTGTTTAAATCCTGCAGGTAGATTTGATAACGTTCCTGCATCTAATAATTGGCGGAGAGCGACCGTTGCCGTTCGACTCAATCCGCCAATCATGTGTATTAATCCAAAGCCATAGAATCCTAGTCCTGGCAGAAATTTGAAGTGGACAAAGTATTGGACTCTTTGTTTCTTTGGATCATTGGGCGCATAGTTCCTTCTTATCGAAAGAACCGTTCCACTACCTTCTTCAACAGTTACGATGTAAGGTAGCTTGATACCAGTCGGTTCCCCGTCTGGACCAATATCTTCAAAGCCTTCTAAATCTAAATCCACATGACACTCTAACAAAGTGTACATTGGAATTTGTTTTCCAGATTTTTTAGTGCCTTCTAATTCTTTTTCTTTTTTAGAAACTTCATCATTAACAACCATACCTGGCGGAGTTAATTCTACATCAGAATAAAACCCTGCCACTTGTTGTTTTCTTAAATCATTCTCTGACATTTTTATAACGTGAATAATAGACTCTGCATCATCTAAACTGTTTGCTGTGTATGGTACGATTAAATCATCCGCGGGTACAAATTTAGAAACAGCTCTGCCTAATAAATCATCGTAATAAACTTTTTTAAACGTAGATCCTGCAAGAGGTAAATGAAATAGCATGGAGTCAAACTCTGGCTCATATTCTTTCATTTGATCCATGATCAAATAATTCATGAAATCTTTTACTCGATGTGCTTGCTGATCTTTTTGTGGGTTCTTCACTCCTAACACTTGTGTTCGAACCGGACCGTCTGCTGGTAATAACTCTTTGTATGCGGTTGCTTGAAACTGTGTAACAGCTTCAGCTAACACAGGGTGCGTTGCACCAGAAGCTCCTTGAAACGGCTCCGTTCTATTTTCGTATTTGAAACCCAGTAAGTCAAGTCCTTCAGTGTAAGCTTTTTCCCAATCTTTTCTTGACATCTTATAGTCGATGTAATTATTTTTTAATTCAGAACCTAAAGGTTCTAAAATATCTGCTGGTAAAATATCTGCTAAATTATCAAAGTGTGATTCTGTTCCAGGAATATTAACTGCACCTGGTTCAAAGTCGATGGTCGCACCACCGTCTTCTTCGGGTATAACTTCAATAGGACCTTTTTCAGGAACCTGTTCTTCGATGTCAACTTGTTCCGTAACTTCTTCGCCCGGAACTTTAATCTCTGTTCTTATTTCGCCTGGAAGCGACTTGTCGATTTCTGCCATTTGTTTTCTCCAATCTTACCGTCTTAACTTGTTTTAAAGGAATATTCAAGCCCTGTGGGTTTGGCCCTCTTAGAGGAGGTATAGTTGTTGTTAGCTTTTTCAATAGTAGTTCCTCACAGGTTTTGATTGTTGGTCTTTTTCATCATCATAATCTTCAGGATGCATGACAAGACCTCCTTGTCTAAATCTCATAATCGCTTGGGTCGTTGAGTCAACCAAGTCATCATGATCCCCGTAGGGAAATGCAGCACACTCTTCAACCACTTCTTCAGCGAACTTTTGATCTGGTGCCCATATCAGACCCGACTCAAAAAGAGGTGCGCACGAATTAACTCTAACATGTTTATCATTTCCTTTGCTCGGTGTAAAGTTAACAACAGGTATATCCATCTTACGTAATTCATAAGTTAATGGTAGTCCTGATGCTTTAGACTCAATAATCACCGTTTCAGGTTGCCAGTATTTATATTGCTCTAAAGCTACACGCCTTAACTCTGGAAACTCAAATCTTCCTTTGATCGCATCGAGTAACATAAGATTAGCTCCTTCATCTTGGTTTGGATAAAAGACTCCCCATGTGGTGATAGCAGAATAGTCGGCTGAGGTTTTTTTCATAAACGCTGTATCATAGGATTGTATGACATGATAAAGTTGAGGTAAGTAATCATGCTTCCATACTTTCCACCACTCACGTTTTAAAATCGCTCCTTCTTCTGAGGTTGGATTTTGCATCCACTGCGCGTTCCATTTGGTAACGGGTAATGTGGCTTGAACTTTTTCTAGTTCATCAATCTTCCAATACTCAGGCCAAACAGGTTTCGCGTCCGTTGTTCCGTGATCCATGATCGCCGGAAACTGAACCACGTGCCACTGGTCAGACTTTGCTTCTTTTTGATTTGCTAAAAGTAATCCTGTTAAATCTTTTTGCGACCAACGCGTCATAACTAAAACAATCTTACCACCGGGTTGCAAACGTTGACGTGGACCTGATGTATACCATTCATAAGCTGCTTCTAATGCTGTTTTAGATTGTGCGTCTTGTTCCGAGTGCGGGTCATCAATGATCAGTAGATCCGCGCCCCGTCCTGTAATAGCACCACCTACACCGGCCGCGAAATATTCTCCGCCTTGCGCTGTCTCCCAACGTCCTGCCGCTTTACTATCTTCTTGTAGTTTTGTTTTAAAAATATTTTTATACGAATCACTATCGATAAGGTTCTTGGCTTTCCGTCCAAACCTTACAGCAAGTTCGCCCGTGTGAGTTGCTTGAATGATCTTGAGCTTTGGATCACGGCCCACCATCCACGCTGGTAACAAGTAAGATGCAAACTCAGACTTTGTATGTCTTGGTG